GCCGCTAGAATGACTAAAGCTCAGATAAGGTCAGCAGTAACAAGAAAAAGAAAAGCAGGTAATCCAGGTGGTAAACCTCGTAACGTTGCCACTTTTGTAAAAAGAGGTAGAAAAAAGAAAAGAAGGAGTAGATAATGATTAGAAGCCAACTCAAAGAGAAATTCGAAGTTTCGAATGAGTTGAATGGCATCGAAAAAAAGTTAGCACTTAGAATATATGAGCAACGAAAATATCTACAAAAATTAAGTAAATTGAAAGACTATGCAACACTGCGTAGATGTAACTTTCAGAGGAAACAACTAAAGTTGTTAAAGGAGAACTAAATGGCTAGTAGAACAAGCGGTTTTTTAAGCGGTCCAACAGGTGTTCATAATACCCAGAAGATTCGAAAACATGTACTTAAAAGAGGTATTACTAGAGACATGAACGCAGCAGCGGGAACAGTCGTAAACAGTAAATCATCTTATAGTATGGAAGCAATGAGATATGCTTCAGCACCAAAAGCAATCGGTCCAAGATTTGGTAAAACACTAAATCCTAAGAGAGCAAAATTTGGTAAAAGAGGACAAGGAAGAATATTACCTAGAAGAGGCAGATAAATGAAAGTAGGAGTTAGCGTTACTAAAAATTTTCTATCAAGAGAAGAGTGTCAAAATATAATAAATAGTTTTCATACTTGGGAACGAGATTATATTAAAAATGATACATCAAAACCTGAAAAAACTTTTAGTAAGCAAGAACTAGACGCTAATACTGAAATAGACCCAGAAGGCTACAAGATTAGACAAGTCTCTCAATCTGGTACTGATTATATTACAGAATGGGATGGACTCCCAGTTTATAGATGTAAAGTTATGAAGTATGAAGAAGGAGACTTTGTTGAAGAACATAGAGATAGTCTTTGGATGTGTCAAAGTAATTATTGGAAACCTAATACTAATCAACAAGCAAAAGATTTGATGGTAATACCATTAAATGATGATTATGAAGGTGGAGAGTTTACAATAAATGGCACAGAAATTAAACAGGAAGTGGGCTCGGTTATTCAAATGCCACAATCTGGTATTCCTGGATTTAGACCTCGTCCAAAGCATGGAGTTAAAGAAGTAACAAAAGGTACTAGATACTCTATGGTATTTTGGAACTTTCAATGAAAAAAGTAAAAGCACCTAAAGGATTTCACTGGATGAAAACTAAATCAGGAGTTCGTCTAATGAAACATAAAGGTAAGTATAAAAAGCATAAAGGGTCTTCGCTGTATCATGAGTTCAAGACTGTAAAAATGCACTCACCACTATAATGGCATTAACAAAGGCAGAAAAAGCAAGATTAAAACGAGTGGGTCTTAAAGGTTTAAACAAACCAAAGAGAACACCTAACCACAAAACCAAAAAAGCTGTTGTTGCTGTAAGAGTTGGTGGTAAAATAAAAATAATTAGATTCGGAGCGCAAGGCATGGGTCATAATTATAGTCCAGAAGCTAGAAGAAGTTTCAAAGCAAGACATCGTAAGAATATTGCCAAAGGAAGGTCTTCAGCAGCTTGGTGGGCAAATAAAGTCTTTTGGTCAGGCAAAGGCGGTTCTAAGAAAAGACCACCAAAGTCACAAAAAAGAACATTTGGTATAAGAAGAAGGAGAAAATAATGGAAGTAAGCGGACAAAAGTTATGGTTAGATGAAGCTATGACACATTCAACAGGATTTCTAAAAACTTTAGTAAATAAAGAAAATAGTAGAGATTTAACTAGCGCAGAAAAAAATATGAAACACATTGTTGCTTCATATTGCTACTTATACCATAAGGCACAAGAACTTGGATTTCTTGATGAAGATTCGGATTTATTTTTTACTGAGAAAATACATTGATAGAAGTTAGTAGAAAAGATATAATTCATGAGAATCTTATGAATTACCAAGAGCAAGCCAGGTTTATCAAGTTACCTATGGACGGGTATCTTGACTTATTAGGTATCACACCTAATAGTTCACAAAATGCAATAATCAATGCAATCAATAATCCCAAATATCGTTTTATATGTGCCGCTGTTTCTCGTAGACAGGGTAAAACTTATATTGCGAATATTATAGGTCAGTTGGTTACTCTAGTGCCAAATTGTAATGTATTATTAATGTCACCTAACTACTCTTTATCGCAGATATCTTTTGACTTACAAAGACAACTGATAAAACATTTTGACTTAGAAGTTTTAAGAGATAATGCAAAAGATAAAGTTATTGAACTTAGTAATCATTCTACTATTCGTATGGGGTCAATCAATCAAGTTGACTCTGTAGTTGGTAGAAGTTATGATTTAATTATCTTTGACGAGGCAGCACTTGTAGATGGCAGAGATGCTTTCAATGTTGCACTTCGTCCTACACTAGATAAAGAAAACTCTAAAGCACTATTTATATCTACTCCAAGGGGTAGAAATAATTGGTTTGCAGAGTTTTGGAATAGAGGATTCTCGGGCGAATATCCAGAATGGTGTTCTGTTAGAGCAACATACCATGAAAATCCTCGTATATCAGAAGAAGATATTCAAGAAGCTAGAAAGACTATGTCAGAAGCTGAGTTCAACCAAGAATACATGGCAGACTTTAATGTATTTGAAGGTCAAGTCTGGGCATTTAATCATCAAGAATGTGTCGCAGATTTATCAGAACTCGAAACAAAAAGAATGGATATATTTGCAGGAATGGACGTAGGTTATAAAGATCCTACTGCTTTCTGCGTTTTAGGGTACGACTGGAATGAAGAAAAGTTCTATTTACTAGATGAATATTTAAATAGTGAGAAAACAACAGAACAACATGCAGTCGAGATAAGAAAATTAATTAACAAATGGAATATTGACTACATCTATATTGATTCTGCTGCTCAGCAAACTCGATTTGATTTTGCACAAAACTATGATATTACTACTATCAATGCAAAGAAATCAGTACTAGATGGAATAGGATATGTAGCTGGTGTAGTAGATAATGATAATTTAATCGTGCATCAATCTTGTACCGAATCATTACTAAGTTTAGACCAATATCAATGGGATCCGAATCCTAATTTGATGAAAGAAAAACCTAAACATACATATGCATCTCACATGGCCGATGCCATTCGATATGCACTATACTCGTTTGAGACACATGCCACTACCTTTTAATAACTCCTTGAAAAAATAGTTCTTGACATGAGCTGTAAAATTTGTTAAAATTCTAATATACAAGTAGGTTTATGACTTTAAAAAGAGATTTAGTTAAGTATGTTCGTGACAAGGCCAAGTCGAAATATAAGAAAGACACGCATTGTTACATTTGTGGGAGTACGGAGAACCTGGACTTTCATCACTTTTACGGATTAACTGAGTTACTAGAATCGTGGCTAAAAGAAAGAGATGTCACGGTAAAAACCGAAGAAGAAATATTAGAACTTCGTGAAATATTTATTAAAGAAAACGAGGATAAAGTTTATAAACAAGCTGTTACATTATGTCATATGCATCACCTAAAACTGCATAACATATACGGAAAAAGACCCAAGTTATTAACAGCGAAAAAACAACAAAACTGGGTCGAGATACAAAGGAAGAAATATGGCATGGTATGATTTTTTATTGGGCAGAACGGAGAAAGAAAATCCAGCCCAGTACGTAATTTCGAGAGATGAGGGTCTCACGATTGATACGCGTGAGAATGTTCTCAACTATCGAAATGCATATGAAACATTAGAAATAGTAAACAGAGCAGTCAATATGATTGTAGACGACTCTTCTGAAATACCTTTTGATGTTGGAGAAAAAATACAAGGTATAAGTCCAATTAAGAAAGATGTTAGAAGAACTCGAGTAGATTTATTACTAAACAAAGAACCTAATCCATTTCAAGATGTAAGCACATTTAAAAGAAATCTTTTAGTAGACTTAATGATTGATGGAAACATATTTGTTTATTTTGATGGTAGACATCTTTATCATCTTCCAGCAGACCATATGACAATCTATAGTGATGATAATACATATGTAGAAAAATATACATATGACCACTCAATAGATTACAAACCGTCAGAAATTATTCACATAAAAGAAAACAGTTTTAACTCCATTTATAGAGGAGTGCCTAGACTCAAACCTGCTTTAAGAACTATGCAGTTACTTTCAAGCATGAGGAAGTTCCAGGACAACTTTTTTAAAAATGGAGCAATACCAGGATTGGTATTAAAATCGCCTAACACTCTTTCAGAAAAAATTAAAGAAAGAATGTTACAGGCCTGGGTTGCTAGATACAATCCACAGTCTGGTGGCAGAAGACCATTGTTTTTAGATGGTGGTCTAGAGGTTGAAGACTTAACAGAAATTAACTTTAAGGAATTAGACTTTCAAGAAGGAATAGCTTCAAATGAAAAGATAATACTTAAAGCTTTAGGTGTTCCACCAATTTTGATGGATAGCGGTAATAACGCAAATTTAAGACCAAACCATCGATTATATTATTTAGAAACCATACTACCAATTATTAATAAAATTGCGTATGCTTTCGAGAGATACTTCGGTTTCAAACTTGATGAAGATGTAACAGGGATTCCTGCTCTACAACCAGAGTTGAGAGACCAAGCTAGCTATTTTGCTACTCTTGTTAATACAGGAATTATGACACCGAACGAAGCAAGGGAGGCATTAAGGCTTGAAGAAATTGAAGGGTTTGATACACCAAGAGTTCCTGCGAATATCGCAGGTTCAGCCTCAAATCCAGAGGAAGGCGGTAGACCACAAGAAGGTCCGCCAAGCGAGGAAGAAGAATGACAAAAGATATGATGATAAAGGCTTTC